GATCTTTCGACCGTGTTCGCAAGAACGCCAAGAAAGAGCTGAGCAGAAATTCCTTGAGTGTGAGTCTGAAGTGGATAACGGATGTGAAACTCCGTTTTACTCGACCTTCAGCAAGGTCTGCGATGTTGTTATATCGCAGATCGTGTCTGACACCATGTACGAGGAGTTAACCCCTCGTCATGGTCCTGGGTCGACTTGCGAGCGAATTCTTGGTAACAAGAAATTCGTTCACAAGACCTGGCATAGTCGCCTTGAAGAGGTTTTCCCCTTCTCGGAATTTGGGATTGCGTCCGTCAGGACGGCTCTCAAAACCGACTATGAAAGGGTTCACTTCAGCGAACCTAAGGACGAAAAACCCGTAAGGGTCGTTTTCGTTCCTAAGACTTTGAAGACTCCTCGCGTGATCGCTATTGAGCCTGTGTGCATGCAGTATGCGCAGCAAGCTCTTAGCGGGTATCTGGTACCGAGAATCGAAAGGTCTCGGCTAACAGCTGGTCACGTGAACTTCACTGATCAGACTGTAAACCAGAAACTAGCAGCGGAAGGATCGAAGAATGGCAAACTTGCCACAATCGACATGTCCGAAGCCAGCGATCGAGTCTCCAATGCGATGGCATCGACGCTCTACCGCAGCGCGCCACTTTTGTGGAGCATTGTGGATGCTTCTCGAAGCCGTCGAGCAACTCTTCCCTCAGGTCAAACAATCGACCTGCGGAAGTTTGCTTCTATGGGTTCAGCAATGTGCTTTACGACTGAAGCGCTTGTTTTCTTCTGCGCAATAGTCGCATCTCGCATTGCTCAAAGACCCGTCACTGGGCGTCTCGTCTATGAGCTAAGTCGAGACGTCTACGTCTACGGAGACGATCTAATCGTCCCCGCAGATGAGGCACCTAGCATTTGTGCTGACCTTGAAGCCTTCGGGTTAAAGGTCAACGGCCGTAAGTCTTTCTGGACTGGTAAGTTCAGAGAATCTTGCGGTAAGGATTATTACGACAGCTCAGAGGTAACAGCTATATACCTCCGTCGTGATACCCCTTCAAATGCTGCAGACACTGCCTCCGTTATCTCTTCTGTCTCGACGGCAAATCAGCTCTTTCGGGCTGGTTACCGTCGAACTGCTACTTCTATAAAGGAGG